TTTTTTAGGGGTGTCGCCAAGCGGTAAGGCACCGGATTTTGATTCCGGCATTCCTAGGTTCGAATCCTGGCACCCCTGCCATAGAAAACAAGCACTTACGGTTATTCCGTAGGTGCTTTTTTCGTTAAAAATTCGGGAAAATTCGGGAAAACAAAAAAGCCCCGGTTTGCGCCGGGGCACCACAGGAGGAGGCGGGTTATTGGGCGGGTGGTTTGCGGTACGACTCAAGGGCGGTGGTGCACTGTTCAAGGGTTTTTCTCAGAGTGATGTGGTCCTCCCTCAGTGCTTCCAGTGCCTCTTTGGTTTGCGGATGATCCGGCAGCCGGTGTACAGCTAGGTCCGGCATGGCGATCGACGGCGGCGCCGGGCAGTTGCTGACGGGGATATAGACAGTCTTGGGAGCGCAGCCAGCAAGCAAAGCAGTTGACAGGATCATGACGGCACATTTCATTTTTTCACCTCTTGGATAACCTGCCCCACCATTTCGTCGCACGATCCAGTGAGCGGCGTGTTTCTGATTGCCGACAGTCGGCGTTTGAGGTCGGCGGCTATGGTATCTGCCCGATACTTGGCCTCCTGAGCCCGTTTTAATTGCTGGTCGTAATCCTTGCCTTGCTGGATAATGGCAGCGTTTTGCAGGTCAAGCTGGGCTGTCAGGGTGGCATTGTCGCTTTTTACGGCTTTAACCTGCAGGTTAAGCAGGTAGTTTTTGGCAGTCAGCCATCCGGTTGACGCAAGCAGCGCCGCCATGGCGGCCACTATTGCCCAGCGAACGGCCCGCAGTTGGCAGGCGGCGGTCAGTAGTTTATCGGCTGCTAGTATTGTTTCCATTATCACCCCTGAAAGTGGCCGCACCGGCCACAGATAGGATCACCTCAGCAGAGGGGGTAACCGCACTGGCTGCATACGTTGTCTGTCACAGGCAGCCACCGGTTTTTCTCTGCTGTGCGTGCTCGCCCTCAAGCCTGGATAGACGCCCACCGAATTTACCATTGACAGTCACCAGCTCGGTATGCTCGTGGCGGCGCAGTTCCTGGCAGTCGCTGCATTCGTCGCGCAGTTTTTCGATCTGCCTCTTGGTTTCCTCGCACGCCCGTTCGCGCTCAGTGCGCATTTTGTTTTCAAGATCAAGCATGCCTTTGGCGTTTGCCTCGTTGGCGCGCTCCAGCCGCTCGACCATGCCCTTCAAAAACCAACCGATAACGCCGAACACCAGCAGGGCTACCGTATAAAAAACCTGAACTACTGCGGGGAGGGGTACTGTCAGGTTGGTGGTGTCCATGCTACCCTCTCTGCGCGGCGTCGCGTTTTTTGGCGTTGGATGAAATGCGACGATATAGAAACACGCAGTCAATTAGTGTGAATGCGGTTAGAACCACGGTCAGAAAACTCAGCACCAGGATCAGGTCGGACAATTTGGATATCAACACCTCGCTCACGCGTCACCTCTTAGTTTGGAATGGCTCTGCAAAATCCCACCACCCGGAACGAGCCGGGCGAAATAAACCTGATCCGATCATAGACCCCGCCGCCGTCCCGTTGATTTCCGGTAGGGCCTGGCGTGGTATTGCCCTCGATGCTGCGGAATTTTACCGGGGACAGTTGTGACTGAATCAGGCCGGTGTGACCGTTAAAATCCCCGCCTCTGATCGTACCGCTGGCCCATATTGGCAAGTCCCCCGGTTGTAGCCGGACAGACCCCAGCCGGACCTGATCGGCGGTGATAGCGCGATACTTCAACGGGTTTCGCTGGCAGGCGCTCCACAGCATAGCAACGCGGCCATAGCGAGGGAACGGTTGCCGGACGTGCAGGGCATCGGCCGCCTCCTTGTAATTGAACAGGGAAAACGCCGCGCACCAGGCAAGACCCTTCGGCAACCCCAGGTATGCAAGGAATCGGTCAATCTCCGGCGCGTCGTTTCTGTTGGCGGCCTCTCTGACGTGCAGGTACTTCCGGGCATTATCCGTTGCGGCTTGCGGCAAGCTATCCGCAGCAACCGGCTCGGAGGTCAGGATCAGGGCCACTAGCAGACGGAGCAGGATCACTTTGCCACCAGCGCCAGGGCCACCAGCAGTAGTCCGACAAAAATCGCTCCGGCAGTGTTGTCTTGATCGAACACCTCGACCAGCACGTTGTACTTTACGCCCCGCAAGGCATACAGCAGGCCAACGGCAGCGGCCATGAACACGGCCACCGAAACGATCTTGACGAGCACGATATCGGCTAGGGCCAGCTCGCGGCCTGGCGCGAAAAAATACCCTCCGGCCAGGGCCAGTATGATTAAAACTGCTGTGTACAGGGTTTCTGTTTTCATCCCAACACCTCCGTTGTCTGATTGTCGCCGCCCTCAAACACGCTGCGGCAGTGATCCTGTTGGCCGAATAGCCTGAATATGCCGTCGATCAATTTTACCGATGCCGCTCCGGCCCAATGGTCGCGGTGCTGATAGGTTCGGTAGCTGATAGTCCTGTCCGGGGCCCCGCCGAACACCACGTTGGCGAACTGGTCCAGCCCGATCAGCAGGTTGAGGATGTAGAGTTTCATGCAGCTCTCCAGGCTGTTGTAATAATGGCCGGGTTCCGGACAAACGCCGTATCCCATTGCTGACGCAGATAACACAGCATCCATCGCAGGCTGCATGTGTGTTTGGCGTGACCCAGCAATGAGATAATGCCGTCACGCTTACCCCTGGCTACAAACCTGCGGAATTTGTGCAGGCTGTACTTGCGGATGAACCGTGCTGTGCGCCAAGTGCGGTAGCCAACAAAATTGACGCCGCGCTTAACCTTTTGGATGCTCCACTTCGACAGTTCCAGTCGCAGATGTTTTGCTAGAAATCGCTCTATCTTTATCTGACATGCCTCGCACTGCTCGCGGGTTAGGCCAAACAGGATGAAGTCGTCAACATAGCGACAGTATCTTTTGACCCGCAGTTGCCGTTTGACGTAGTGATCAAGCGCGTCCAGATAGATCAGCGCATAGGTTTGCGACAGCAGGTTGCCGATGGGGATGCCTACCGGTTCGTCGGTCTCCGCAAACAGCATCATCACATCCACCAGCCGCTTGTCTTTGATCTTGCGCTCGATCAGCCTGCGCAGCACCACGCGGTTGATCCGGTAGAAAAACTTGCGGATATCCATCTTCAGCGTGTAGCTGTCTGGATCGCTCTGTTGCAGCGCTGCCTGGGTATAATCACTGGCGGCGTGGGTGCCCTTGCCTACCCGGCAGGCGAACGACGTCGATATAAATACTTTCTCAAAAATCGGTTTAATAACGCGGTATATCGCATGCTGCACCACAATATCCCCGAACCATGGTGCCCGTATCTCTCGTCGTTTTGGCTCGTGGACAAAAAACCGGTAGTAGGGTCTAACCGAATAGGTGCCCTGCCTGATACTATCTCTGAGGCGAACCAACATAGCGCCGGCTGCAATATCGAACTGGTGGCAGGCTGGTTTGAGGCGCTTCCCCTTGCGTGCCTCAAGGTATGCCTGATACAGGTTCTCGGCGCTGAATACAGTTTCAAATAGATTTCCATGTCGCTTCAAAAATATCTCCTTACTGGTCTTCGGGCCTTCCCTACCAAAAAGTAACGAGCACAACCAATTCGCCGAAGCAGGATAGCCTATCCCTATGATCCACTGTGCCTGTTGGCTGTGAGGCTTAGATCGTAGTCGGGGCGCGCCCCAATGTTCGTGTTCACATTCGACCGGGCATTATTCAAATTCAGCGCAAAGACGCCCGAATTCGCACCATTATTCCAGTTGCCGCCCACAATCGGGATGCGTTGCATGTGTGTAGGCTACCCTTTCTGCTTGAGGCGTTCAGCCTCGTTCCGTATCCAGCCGCCGATCATCCGGCCCAGTTCATCCACCTTCAGACTGATGGCTACCCAGCGGTGCTCTTCCAGATCAGCCGGATTGTCGGAAGTCTTGCCGTCCTTGAACCTGAAATAGCCCAGTTCATAGGCCAGATAGAGCTGCATCCTTAGCTGTTCGTGCGCTATATCCAGTTCCGTCAGTGTCGTCTTCTTGTGGTAGCGCTTCTGACCCTCCACAATCAGGTCGTACACTGCGTAGGCGCTGTTTTTGATCCTGTTGCATAGCGCATACTTCTCATGCTTCGGGAAGTGGCCCAGGTAGGTGTTGAGCAGCTTCATGGTCTCAATAAACTTGCGGTAGAGCTTTATGTCGCCGTTCTGCATACCTGAGCCACTTTCCTTTTAAGCATCGGGGGCGGCGCTACCGCGCGCCCCGCACAACCTTACAGCACATAGGCGGGGCGCGCCCCAACGTTCGTGTCCACATTCGACCGGGCATAAACCAAACCCAGCGCAAAGACGCCCGAAACCGCACCATCACCCCAGCTGCCGCCCACAAACGGGATGCGTTCCCCGGTAACATCGAGT